AATACATTCAAAATGCATATAGGTGAATCATCAAAATCTCCACAAAGTAGTGAAAATGAGAACTCTGACTCTGACTCTGGTCAATCATCCTGTAGTTCTGATGAAGAACTACAGTTCGGGTCTCTTGACATTAAAGAGTTTAATTACCGAGTAAAGCTAGGCACAAAGTTTTGCACTTGTGTAACTCCTACTGATGAGAAATCTTGCATAGGAATCATTGATGAAATATCAAAAGAAGCTGTTATAGTTGAGAATATAAACTGCAAATTGAATAGTATTATCAACTGTTTCAACTTTGCATTCAAAAACATGTCTGAGCTCTCAAATCCTTACAGATTGGCACTCACGGATAGTTTTTACAGAATGAGGCATGAAGTTTTGTTTAAAATTTTAATGATGACATTAAATCTCCCTAGTCATGAATCTGACACACCTTTTAGCAATTTTGGAATAGACAGCAATAAGACTCCCGATTACATTTGTGAAGTTAACGGATCATTGGTAGTTATTGAAATTTCTGTAACTAGCAATTTTGAAAAGACGGCAATGATGAAAGGCCTTTCCAGTCATGGTTATGAAAGTAAATATGAAAAGGAAATAAATGAACTCAAGTCATTAGGTAAAATAGTCAACTACATTGTCTTTATTTTTGACATGACAAGCTACAATGTTAAAATACATCAAGAGAAGATAGAAGAGAACAAAGATTTGTTTTATGTAAATAAATACTTTTACCCTTATCTTGATCTGATATATAAAGAATTTTGTACAATAACCTACAATACAAAATCATATTTATACCCTGTCTCTTCATTTTTATTCACTGAAAATGTTGGGATAAAAAAATCACATGACAAGCTAAAATTCTGTTATAATGAGAAGAAGATGCCGAATGATTATCATTATGCGAAATTTAATATTTCACAGCATGTTTACAGTAAGATAAACAACAGCTGGCATAGAATTCTCCAGATATATGAGTATTTTAATAGAGATTTTAAAGGAAAATATTTACCTTGCCTTTCCTTAGTAAATAATAAGATAACTTTTGTTGAAGACAGGAACGGATTTGATTTTGAAGAATTGAGAGACATAATATTTACAAATGATAAACCTTCTTTTTTTAGAAAATTAAATCTGTCTGCAGGGAATGTAAAATTTCCTGCTAGTGGTAGTGAAACTGGTGTAGAATTCATAGAGAGGGTAGATAAAGTTTTTGAGGAACTAGATGAAGTTTATCAGATGCCTTCTATAACAAATCATGTGAATACTCCAGTTAAGAGGGCCTTTAATAAAGAAAAGCATTATAAAGATATTTTGAAAATAGCTTATGAGAATCTATATAGCTCTAACTATTATGACAAAAACTATGAAGACCTTTATATAAAAAAGGTAAAAGAATTTGACGAGGATTGCACTGGTGGGTCAATGGATCATGAACATTTTGAAGCTAATTTGGGTTTAGGTCTCCTTGCTGAAAATTCTCTGTCTGAACTAGATATAGAAAAAAAGATGCTAGAAATATCAAGGATCTACAGACAAAACAACAAGTTTGATCTATCTTTACCTGTTAAGGTCAAAAAAATGAAACAGTCATTTATTTTACCTATAGCCAGTTTGAGCTCTAAGTGTTATTCTTCACTTTTAGAGAAGAATGATGAGATGCTAAAAGGAGCATATAAATGTTTAGAAAGTAATGAGTATACTAGACTTATATTGTTGAAAATAATGGATAATAATTACAGCTTTAATACCAGTAGCAATATACAGCCTAGCAACAATTATCTGAGTTTAAAGAAGGAGAAGTATGAATGGTGCAACAAAATGACTCAACTTTATAAGAAAAACTTAAACATAGTTACAGGGGGTGACTATAAAAAATATGATAAAGAAATCAAGACGAAGTTGAGGCTTTCTAATTCAGAAAACATAGAAATAAAGAGCACATATGAAGAGTATAAAAACAAAATATCTTCTTTAGATAAAGAAATATTAAGGGTTGCAAAAGAGGAGAACATAAAGCAAAATATAGAGTTTATAAGACTTCCAACTAGAAATAAAAACTCAGTACTGGGCTCTTATTTCTCCTTTGAGTCTAAACACTTTAAGAACAAAAAATCACCAACTCAAGCAACAATAGAAGGTTTTGGAATGCCAGATAATTACTTAGAAGAGTATAACTATTGCTCTGATTTATATGAAGACCTTTGTGACAATTTGACAGAATATAGGGGAAACAATCCTGACTTCCTCATTGACTTGAATGTTTCTGATGATGTCAAACTGTTAAAAGAATTAAAAAATAAAGCTGTTGAAAATTATGGTGGTCTTATCAATGAAATTAAAGACAGTTATTTAGGCCATTCTTGCTCATTTATAAGTAGGTTAGGGCATTCCCTCATGTTTTATAGTCAGCATCCTTTCAATTCAGACTACATCAGGGCAGACAATTTGGGTTACAACAACTGTTTGCTCCTTGTAAGGGGAGGTAAGAAGATATTCAAGTCAAAATCTAGCAAAATGTTCCGCCTGATTTTTCCAGTTGGACAAGAAGTTTACCCTTATTACATAGACGATTCAGTTGGTGACTGTAGTTATATGAGTTTTTCTGTAGGTTCTGAAAGGTTCTTGATAAGCCCTTGGATGATGTTGCATGAAAGCATATTATCAGATTCTATATCCTTTTACCCAAGGGTTATGTCATTCTGTATATTGAACCTTGATAGCAATTTAAGCTTTGCCAAGCAATTTGGAAAGGTATCCCTTAATGTTTTATTGGCGTTTCACAATAGAAGGCAGACTGAGGTTTTCTTAGCAAATATGAGATATATTCTTTTATCCACAATGGGTGATTTCTCAGGAATTATGGACATTTTTGAAGAGTTCTGTGGATTCAATTATGATAGGTTTCAGTTTTATGTTAGAGCAAGTGTTATAAATAATTACAGCGACTATTTTAAAAAAATGAGATCTTTACAGAGTGAAAATTTTGTTTTAAATGACAACAGTTTGAGAAACTTTGGAATAATAAATCTTTTTAATGGGAGGCCATTAGAAGACTTAAATTCTTTAACTCTGATGATTTATTCGACATTCTTGATGACTAAGGGTCCCTACCAAAGGCCTGCTGAGAGAGCAATAAATTTGAAAGGTATACTGAAAATACATAAACAATTTGATAAAGAAGTTGGACTTTCATTAGGCCCAAAAGAACAACTGGAAAAAATATCTGTCTCTCTAGATGAAGACACAAGTTATTTGGATTATTCAAGGAATCTATTTAGTAAAGATTTTAATATAGACCCTAAATATATAGCTAGCATGGGGGTGTTTGCTAATAGTTACTATCAAAACTTGAATCTAAAAGACAAATTGCAGACAGAGTGGATGAAAATATTGAACATAGAATGGGATAGTATGGCAACAAGCACAGGGTTAAGAGGTAGTCCCTCAGATGTTGAAGACTTCTGGGGTAAAAAAGGCTACTTTGTTGTTTACAAATCCCTTTTAAAGAATGAAGAGTACTGTAAAGCTATGGAAAATATGTTTGATATAGAGATAACTAATAATAGCAAATTAAAGCTTCTTAAAACTCTCAACCAGAGCTTCCTAGAGAAAATTGAGGGGATAAATTACAAAACATTGATATTCCATGCTGTTGATAAAGTTCAATGGAGAGGAAGTAGAGAAATTTATGTTATGGATGTTGATACAAAGACAATGCAGCAGCCTATAGAAAAATATATGGCATTTTTATGCAAGAATATTGATAATGAATTAATATCTATACCAACTGATAAAAGGGCTCAAGTGATACATCATTCTATATTTGAAAAAGATTTACCCCTAAAAGATACTTTGACAACATTTTTAACATTAGACTGTTCTAAATGGGCTCCGAAAAGCATGTTTGTAAAATTTGCTATAATGTTGACTAGTATGCCTATTTTGCCTCCTTCATTTGTTTGCCATTTCTTGAATTATTTAGAGAGCCTTTATTATAAAAAGATTTATTTTAATGTTGCTGAAGTCGAAGTCTTAAAAAATAATGAACAGTATAGAGAATTAATAGAGGAAAACCTCAAATTTGATGAAAATCTTAAAGGGTATTATTTAATGATGCCTTATAGTTGGGTTATGGGGATTTTCAACTATACAAGTAGCTTTATGCACGCATTCAACCAAAAGTATGCATCATACTTAATAAATAAGACATCAAGTTTGGATTTTGGTAAAGAAACTTCTTTAGTTATGTTTGCACATTCTGATGATAGTGGAGGCAAAATGATGGCTGACTCAATGAACTTAATAAAAAGAGGGTTGATTTTATATGAAGTACAACTCAAAGCTTGCAATCATCTTTTGAGCAAGAAGAAAAGTGTTGTCTCAAAGATTTACTTTGAAGTATTATCAATAATTTATCTATTCAAAAAATTGATGGCTCTTCTTCCTAAGTTTCTTGGTGGTATCAGGTTTAACCCTACAGACAAAGGGCCAACTCATGATATGTTAACCAGTTATAGCAAATGTGTAGAAGTCCTGATAGCAGGATCAGATTTTACAGTTGCGTACTTAGTCATGAAACTAAACTCAGCAATGGTATGGAGGTTCTATTATAATAAGCCACCTATAGGAAATGATTACAAAAGACCTGTACAATACTTTGGAATGCCAGACTCCCATCCATTGATGGTTCTCTTAACAGGGACTGATTCTGATTTTATAAGAATAAAATCAACTGGCGGTTCCAAGTTGCTTAGATTGCTGCACAAGTTTTTTAGTGAAATGGATTTAAATATGGATGAAGAAGGGGCAATAAAATCATTTAAATTCAACATAAAAGTTAGAAATATCAGTAAAGGGTTTGAGAACAGCATGGAGAGGTTTAATGAGATAATGAAGAGTTGGACAATAGGCAATGTCAATTTTAAGAACACTGCTTTTAATGCATTAAATTTTTTGAAAAAACTCAATGATCCCGGATTTGTTGGTAGCTTGGTCAATGAAACTCCTGTTAGGAGGATTTCAAGAGCGTATTATTTAAGAAAAGGTGACTCTGTTATTACAGGAAGAGGAAATTTCAGTTTGGCTGAAGTTTTTAGTGCAGTTAGAATTATAACAGATCTTGAGATAAACGGTGAGAGCAGTTGTCTGGGGTTTCTGAAAGATTTGCTAGGGGATGATTTTAACAAGGTTTATCAATCCATTGAAGGTGAAGATGAAGAAGACAACGTTATGATGTCAGTAATGAATAACACACTTGCTGGACCGTTCAGGCTGAACGAATATTTCAATGAATTAAGCTTAGAGAATAAAACTTTTAACCAGGTTAATAGAACCTTGAAACCTACTCAAGTTCAGCTGCTAAAGATAGGTTCTAGCTTTTCGATTAATTTTGATGCAGCACAATTAGTTTCTTATATTAAAGAACCTGAGTATAGATGGGCATTACCTGATTTAAAAAATCTTAAAACTGCAGAACAAGAACTACTGAAATTGCTCAGTTATCTCAATCTGGATATAAATAGGATAGATTGTTCCACTTTACTCAAACTAATAAGGATGCATGTTGTAAAAACTCATAAAGATATTTATTTGTACAGTCAGGTACCTAGTGAAATAAGAAACATAAAAACATATGCATCTCTATTAATGTTCCTTTCTTGTAATTCTTTCAGGGATTATGAGATAAGTGGTCTATCATTGAAACTTAGCTCTTCACTTACTGACCCTGGTTATGTAGGTTCAGAAATAAATGAGGATATTTTTCACTTAAACACTTTGCTATCTGTTATTTTGATAATAAAAAAGGGAAAATTTAATATATCTACGGATAATGTAAGGATAAAGAAAATAGAATCTATTGGTTGGGAAGAAGGAACAATGACAGAGTTTTTAGAATTTTTATCAAATAGTGAGTTTAAGATAATTGACTTTGAACATATAAAGCTATACATTGATTATATCAAAGAATCATCAAAAACAGATGAGCCGAGTTCAAAAATACTTGAGAATAAATCTTTTTATATTTTCCTTAAAGAACAGAAAAGGAGGGGAGGATGGCAGGGAGTTGGCAAACTTCTCATAAATATTGGGAAGAAGTTTTACATATTCTCATTATTGGGTAGTAGTATAACCAGTGTTGAATCCAACAATACTGGAAAGATTGATTCATTATCTAGAAGTTTCATAATGGAAGTCTGTGTGAGCAATGGGATTAACATATCGGCTAATTACATGCTTCCTAACAATAAAATAGGAACAGAAGATAGTTTTGGATATGATCATGTAGGAGACTTAAGCATAACAAGTAAAAAAGATATTGCAAGAGGAGTCTCCTTTAAGCAACTAAAAAGACCTCCATTGTTCATAAATCAGATTGATTTTGGGAGTATAAAGCATATTAGAGAGAATATATTTTCTGTTGTCATGAACGTGAATGATGAAGTTAAGAAATATAAATTGTATGGCTTGAAAATAAATAAGGCAAATCTAATAAAAACCATTAGAACTTTATTCTACGAATCTGACTTTAAAAGGAATATGATAGAAGAAGGAGTTGATAACATAAATGAATTTATATTAACTGAGTTGCTAAGTGATTTCAATGAGGATGTCAATATAAATATGGATGAGTTTTTTGACAATATATTTTCAAGTGAACTATACAAAATTTTCAATTTCATTAAGAGCTCGGATAGCAGTATTTTACCTAAAAAAATAAAAACCTCAGATTACCCTGCAGAGTCAGGATCACTGCAGAGGATATTGCTAACCTATGGTGAAGAGACTGAAAACAACATAATAAAAAACTACAAAAATTATGATCCTATGATGTTTTCCATTAGAAATGAGTATAGTGAAAACTTTTCAATGGTCTTGAGCGAAAAACTAGTTGAAAGTCACAGGAGATTATTTGACAAACAAGAAAACGAAGAAATGTTAAACTCTTACATAAATTTGATAAAAATAGAGGATAAAGATGAGATGAGAAAAAATTTGATCAATTTGATGTGCTATTGGGGTTATGGGAGTTTAGTTAATTCTATTAATGTTTATGATTTTAGCAAAAACAAGAGAAACTACTCAATGGTCTTGATCAGAAACAATCAAGCTGTTAGTGTTGAGTATTATTTGAGCTTATTCTGCTTGCTAGCTGAGAAGATAGTTGAAACAATGCTGCAATTTTCTTCAATATTTCAATCTTTAGAGTTCCCTATAAAAGGCCTTTGTGAAAATTTAGACATGTACACAGTAATACATGATTATATTAAATTCCTCTGTCTAATACCTTATGGATACAAATTTGTAATAAACATGATAGATATACAAAATGCAATGTTTATTAATACTTTTATGGCTTTATTAAAGGTTGAGGACTTTTGTGAAAAACTAACTGAGTCTATGTCAACTCATCAGCTCTTTAAGACCTTACCCATATCTTATGAAAACAGGGAAGAAATGATGGCTTTTTTTAACACGCTGAAGTGTATTTTTATGGTCAATTTAAACATTAATCATAATTTAGACTACGTTGTTCTCACAGAGAGACTGCCTGAGAATGTGATGAACCCTTATGTATTAATGAAAAGGATATTTAGTAATCCTGCATTACACATTATAAAGAAAAAAGACATGATATATCATCATGGATTTTTAAATAACTTCCTTGTAGATAAAATGAAATCAAAAATAAATTTAGATTCAGGGAACAAGAGATTTAAAATAACACAGAGGATTTCAGATCTCTCTGATGTCTACATTAGCATGAGGGAGGAGCTAAAGATAATTAGACCGTTAAATGAAGAATTTTTAGAGTCAGAAACTTGGGAAGAGTTAAACCAAGAGCTATCCTTTGTTGACATTGATATAGAAACAATTGAAGATATATGGGAAAATAAAGACACGGACCCTTATGTCAAGAAAGAGACACATTTTAAGGGCAATACTGTTTTAATGAAATTGAATTGGGTTATTTATCCATTCTGTGAGGGTAAAAAGAGGTTCCTAGATCAAGTGAGGCAAATAGGTGAAAATATAATCATAATGACAACTTCCTTTATAAATTTCAACTGTTTCCCCAACAGTCATGTTTTTTTAACAAACTTTTCAAGCATAAGTGGAGGAAATCTTCCTTATGTTTTTCTCTATTGCACAGGGAATAAATCTCTAAACAGACAATTCTGGAAAGATCTGATTGGTGAAAATGAATTTAAATTACCAATTGATTTGTTGTCACCTTTAAACCTTAAAAAAGTTAATACAGAAGCAGGAATTAGTGAAACTAACAACTTAGGGTCTTTGAGTGGGGAAGATATATTAACTATGAATACAGATGCATTATTCAAAGAGATAGAACAGAGGAGATCTATTGCTGACGATTCTATTAATGCTTTTAGTAAAGACAAAGATCAGAGCAGTGATAAGATCAAAAAGAGTGAATTGGAAGTTAGCAAGGAAGAGGAGATAAAAAATAAGTTAGATGAAGCTGTTAAAGAAGGGTTAATCAACAGTAAAATGGCAGAGAAGATAAGTGAAAAGTATAAAGACACTATTGTAAGAAACAAAATTGACTTAGAAAAGATGCTAGAAGCTCTACTTGGAGATATAGATCTTAACTCTTTGAACAATATCTTTTTACAAGTTCTCGGGAAGGGAGAACTAACCAAAAAAGAAATAGTTCACATTTATCAAAGCCCTAGACATTTCGGTGTCACACACTCTACAGATAGCGATGCAAAAAACCCATTATTAAATTCTAAAGTCAGGGCTGAACTAGAATCATTATGTCTAGAGATAAGCAGGAAAATTGCTTCTGGGACATTAACTATTTCAGACAAAATGATAAAACTGGTTAGAGCTAGTTTTAAAATATGGAAGAGCTTTATAATATCAACTAGTTGCAAAAAAGAAAACAAAAAATTCTTATTAAAACTATTCAATTCTATAGTCAATGGGTCTCACAAAGTTGGAACAGGTGAAGACGATTTCATTTGGAATAACTTAATTAATAATACTCAATTGCTCATAGCACAAGATGATGATGACGATGATGATGATGAAGCTGGTGATGACGAATTTAAATTTGATTATAACATAATATCATCATCAAGGTTGAGATATAGATTGAGTGGATTCTTTTAAGATAAAACATATTGCTAATGTAAATAATTTGATCTAAAAATATAGGATTCTTATTCTGCATCCAGATAATCTTTAAAATATAAATTGTG